AGTCAGGGTCTACGAGTATCTGAGAAGCTGCCGCCAGCCCCGACACTACCGCGCGGTACGCTCCCAGAGAGTACGTGGACAAAGTGCTATGAACAAACCTTTGAAGGGCTCTGACGCTACTCACTCTAGAAGTCCCAGATGACGATAGTGAAAGCGTTCACGGAGGCCCCTGTTCCCGAAGTGTTTGTAAAGATGCACTCTAGAGTGGAGGTCCCTACCCAAGACGCGTAAGGGATTCTCTGAGCCGAGCCTATAGGCGTAATCAGCACGGGCATGGATACCGAGGAGACGGCAGAGGCTAGATTGATCCTGTAAGTTCCGGCAGACGGGTTAGTCACGCTACTGATTGCGCCTGTAGCGTCTTCGTTTACTGTAGTGCCCGCAATCCTAGCGAGGACTACAGGAAGACGGTCATTTACCGACTCTCCCCCAATCGTTACATCTCCCGTGGCCGATACAGTCTCACCTGAGATGTTAGCCTGGAGAGTAGCCATGGCCGTCTCGGTATCGTTCCACAACTTGGCGATGGACGTAGCAATGACCTTTAGCGTAGGCCCCGAGGCCATGTCCAGGGTCTCGAAGAGAAGGTCCCGGCCTTTCAGGTCCTTAAAGTTCAAACCTGTGTTGTCAGAGACCACGATCAGGTCCCCAGACTTTGGGGACAGGGTAGAGAGGCCCAAGTGGTCTACGACCAATTTGAACGCTCCTGCCGCAGCGTGGCTCAGAGACCACTCCACTCTACTCGCCGTATCCGTACTCTTGGACGGTGCTGCGGCGTTTGTCCCCCAATCAGTCTCTGTGGCAGGGTCAATCTTACCGGCTGACCCGTCGTCGGTCCCGCCGTCGTGCTTATGCCCACCGTCCGTGTTGAAGATGGAGTTCATGAAAGAGGCCCAGATTGTGCTGGTGCCGTCAACGAAGGTGGTCTTAGCCATGGAGGGACCTCAAATGAATTCTACAGTGTAGGAACAGAAGACGGGCACGACGGGCTCCAGCAGCCTGCGAAGCTCCGCCTCGGTAATGGAGTCCGTAGGGACTCGAACGATAAAGTTCCAGGCATCTACCCCGACCTCATCGATACCAACCAAGCTGTCAGTAGAGGCAGGGTCGCTGCTGAGTCTGGGGAAGGAGGTCCCGCAAGTAAACGGCTTGGGGTCTACCGTGACAACTGAAGACTCAATGCCAGTTAAAGCTCTAACGTACTCTTGGATGCTGGCTGCTGGGCCTTTGCTTACCCAAGTCTTGACCGCGATGCGGATAGCCGCACGGGTCCGGTCGTCAGGCAGGTCTAGGTCATCGGGTAAACCCAAACTCGAGGCCATCCAAGGCAGCCAGCTTGAAGGCATTCCCGAAGGAGTCAGGTACGAGGGGAGTCTGTCCACAAACAGCCGGACCTCGTCAAACAACGTACCTAGAGCGTCTACGATTCCAACGGCCTCGCCAGAGCGGTAGGGAGTAGGAACAAACCGTCGTAGAAAACTCATACGCCGTTCACCAGAAACGCAACAGGGGACTCAACCATAGAGGGAAAAGTCGTAGTATCATATCCCCAATGGAACAAGCCCCACACAGCATCGGGGGCATCTAGTACCGTGGCGTCCATAGCCGCAGCAGCAGACCAAGCAGTGTCTCCGTAGTCATCCGAGTACTGATACTCCATGCTCGTGACCCGTTTGATGCCCGCCACGGAGGAGATGACCGAAACAAAGTCGTTCTCGACGACCCCTGCTCCGTACTCCCAGCCAGATGCTGTTAGGGTTTGGGAGGCGTCATATACATCTACCGCCGAGAGGAAGTTAGCCAAGGCTTGCTCGACTGCGCTCTTGACTCCTGTGGCGGTGTAGCCGTCTTCTAGAACCACTAGGATGTTTGTGATTGCCAGCAGCCGAGTACTTCGTTGGTTGACCTCAATAACAACCCCAGGGACTGTCCGCGCCTCAAGGTAAGCCTTGACGGCTGACTGAACACCCACATTAGGGGTATCGTTCAAGTCCGAAGCCGCTAAGATGTCCACGTTGACCCCGCCGTTGCCTAGGGAGTAGGCCACTGCCCGGTCAACTCCGTTGCCTGAGGCCACAGAGAGGGTAGTGAAGTCTTCGGCTGTCACTGCCCTGTCGTTAGCGCGCAAGGTCAAAGGAGCCCTGGCAATGGCAGCGTCTTGGGTCTCCTTGTCTTGACCTCCTGTGGCTCCGAGCGAATTACTGACAGAGGACACTGTGCTGATAGGCACGTCTAGGTAGATCAAAGTCGCTGCCGCCACGTTGCCCGCAGAGCCTGCCGAAACAGCCCTGCACTCAAGGATAGCCTCCGTAGCGCCTCCGCTGGCCATGACTGTACTTGTCGTGGTTTGGAAACGTACGTCTGACGCGCTAGTCCCTACCTTAACTACAGTGCCCGCTGGGATGGTCAAATCTGTGGCAGTGCTGGACCGAGTGAATGTAACACCCACCGTGGCGTAGGTCGCCGCCCCTATTTGAATGTCCAGTAGTTCCAGCAGCTTAACCGTGACCCGAGTGGGCCACGAGTTGAGAGCAAACATCAGAGCCGCGTAGATTGCCCCGCACGCTTCAATCAACTTGACCGCTGGATTGGACGCCGTGCGGTCAGATTGAGAAGCAGGCAACGAGTCAACCGTGGCGGCGACTAGTTGGTCCTCGTCCCTAGCGTCGATAGTCGGAGGGGTAAGTGTAGCCACTGAGACCTCATGTTAGGCTGCGAGGCCGAAGAAGGGATATACCCGAGACTCCGGCACTCTTGTAGCGATGGGTGTAATCGTAATCTTTAGAGAGACAGTGTTTGTCGATGCGTCCATACTGGACAGTTCGATATCGACGGCCTCTATACGGGGCTCCGAGCGAGCGATGGCGTCTCCCAACAGGTGCGCCAAGGCAGGTAGCTCAGGTAAGGACCCGTAGACCCTCTGGCCAAACCCGTAACTAGGGTCCAGGGCTGCGGAACCGGGCTCGGTGAACATGATGCTCTCGACCGAGCCCCAGAGAAGAGAAGAACCGCACTCCTCTCGGAGCCTGCCGTTCTCTTCAGTCAAAGGGTACGAGATGCCTCGTCCAAACAGTTGCTCTTCCAGGGTAGTTGCCACAGGCACCTCACTTAATGACGAAGTTCACTCGACGATTCAGGGCGTCGATAGTACCAGCAGGGTCCGATTCGCCCTTGGATACCACTGACATCCGGCTAGCAGCAATGCCCCTCTTGAGCAACGCGTTGTACACACTGTTTGCTCGACGCAGAGCCAAGTCCTTGTTGTAGGCGTCTGTTCCGACCTCGTCGGCGTGACCTGTAACGATGACGTGTGTCTCGGAGTACAACGCAAGCCGCGACGCCACGCGGTCCAAGACCGCCTCGTACTCAGGACCAAAGACGTCAATGTCGAAATCAAACAATACTTGATCGCTGATGAACGTAATGACTCCGCCCGAGTCGTTGCCGCCACCGTTGTACAAGTCTAACGACGTGCTGCGAAGAGGGGACAGAGAATGTGTGACTCTCTCGACATTCCAAACACCAGAGAACCTAGGGCCTAGTCCTCTCAACAGTACCTGAGAGTCCACGTCCAAAGAAATGTTGAGATTTATGAGCTTGGCCTTGGCCTTGAATATCTTCCGGGCCCTAGCCTGAGCGTTTTGGGCTCTTTCCAAAGTCTGGTCAGTAAAGGACGGAAGGTCCCTTGCCTCAAACAACACCCCAGTCCTCTCAAGCCTGACGGCACGCGCCTGGACATCGGGGTCAAGGTTAAGGTTCTGCTCGAAGGTACTATCGCCTGCTCTAGAGTAGACGTTGGGCGTAGTGTCCCTATCTAGCTCCTTGATGGTGAAGCTAATCGACTCTAGGTTTCCGTCCGACCCAGGAGCTACCTCTACAATGTCTCCCGACCGATCACCTACAGGCCTGACGTACAGCCTGTCCTCTCTTACTTGATACGTGTGGCCTAACGCCTCTAGCGTCTCTCTGAGCAGCTTGGCGTCCGAAGAGCCTCTCTGAACACGCTGACCGTACTGGACCCTATTTAGCTGGTTCTCGGAGTCTCCTTGGAACACCAGTTCCAGTCCTGCCTCTTGGGCAAGTATCTCCATCTGCTGGGCCGCGCTGGCGTCGGTGAGCACCCTGGCGTTAGAAGACCTCCTAGAAGAAGAGAAGGTGTCGGAAGCCGTCAGGGATATCTTGCCTGGGGAACTGGAAGATAGCGACGAGGTGACTGTAGAAAGATACCCAGAGAACACCTTGTCTCCCGCAAAGACCTCAACTGGGACCTTAGCGTCCTCGTGAGGAAGAGGGAGGGATGAGGATATCTCAAAGAGAGGGTCTGCCACGACCACTGTAGCTCTAGTCCTCTCTGACCCCTCGGCCAGTACCACTTTTACCGAGATAAGCTGCCCGTCTCCGTCTCGGAACTCGACGCCTCCAATTCGTACGACTGTCGGGGACATTTAGGTCACGCTGGAGGGAGAAGGGCAATGCTGCGGGTAGAGATCAGGTTGGACTCGAGGTGCATAACTCTATGCAACCAAAAGATTAACCAAGCCTCTGAGGACATGCGGATGTCAATGGTCTCATCGCCTATATAGGCGGAGAACTCTACGACGTCCTGCCCGTCAACGGAGTCTTGAATCAGCACGTATGCGTCGGAGGTAGTACCTCCAGGCAAGGATGCCAGAATCTTAAACCCTCCTGAGACGTCCGCTAGTTGTATGGAAAAGGCCTCTGGAGCCTCGCTGGAGACATATACCCAGGAGTGCTCCATGCCAAACTCGCTCAGGAAGTCTACACCTTCCAAGTCGGCTGGATCAGCCGCTGTGGAGATGGAGCCTACCTGAGCGCGTTCGCTCACGTTAAACGGAGAGTCTATCCCGTTAAGCTCAAGGATACTTCGCCAGTTACGCCACTCCCCGGTACCTCTGTGGGCAATGGAGAAGGGCGTTTCATTCGGCCCAGGCCTGATAGAGACCGACCTGTCTGAGGGGTCGGTCTCAAGAGGCCCGCCGAGCTTTTCAAAGGGTGCTTCTGAAGGCATTACAGGGACTCCGTCAAGGAGAAGCTGACTTTAGCTACCAGGGCTCGGCCCTCGTCGTCCAATACCTCCTTGTGGACTTCAAGGCCCGTCAACACTCCGCTATAAGAGAACTGTCCCCAAGACATCAAGAGCCTAGAAGGCATCTGTGTAGTATCAACAGGAAACTCTGCCCAAGATATCAACTTGGTTAGGAAGTTCTCTAGCTCCCTTGTCTTTCCGGGGGAGGCAGACTGCCTAGTAGACACTTTAATGACCTTCGGGGCGTTTCCCGTCCAGTCCATTCGCGCGACTACAGCACCTGCTGCCTTCCTGGCTGTCCAAGAAGGAGAGGGCTTTATGGATATCTCGTGCGGGGCGTAAGGAAACTCTAGAACAGTCCTGTCATTAACGTCCATTTGTGACAAGGCTGCCCTAAGAGACCCGCCTGGAGGTTGAGGTAGCTTGTTAGACACGGTTATGGATGCGGTCTTTCCTATAGAAGCCATCTTCAATCTCCCTTTACTGCTAAGACATCCAGAAGGACCGTGCCCTCACCGGGGACAGTCCTCCGGTACATCTCGATCTCTGGAGTGATGTCTGTGATGCGAACATCTAGGGTGTTGCCTGCTACCGCTGCACTGAAGGCGTTTGCCATAATTTCAGACTGATGGGATTGGTCAGCCAGCAGTCTTATCGCCTCGTTTATCGCAGACAGGTTACCTTCTCTCGCATGGAAAACAACAGCGTTCATGCTAGTAATGAAGTCACCGAGACCTCGTGACCCACTCGCCATCTCTGCAAACTCTCGGCCTGCTTCGCTACGTTCACGGTCCTCTGAACTGAAGGCTGCATGTCCTCCAATAAAGGACATACTGCTAACTTGTCCTCCTTCGTCAAAGGCCCCTAGGCGCATTCCTATGGTTTCGTAAAGCTGGTTAGAGATCAGGTTATACAGCCCCTCGTCTTCTGCTCTAAAGCGAGCCGAGCCCCCTCCAAACAGTTGAAAGATCTCGCTCTTTGTTTGAGTAACGTCTGAATGGCGGTACTGTTGTTCGTAGCCGTACCCTCCAAACCCTGCGTTGGCACTGGGGTCAAAGATTACATTTCGCCTACCCCGGACTCCTGCGCTTCCAACTATTGACCTGACAGCCTGTTCGTTTTGAAGCCGTTGAAGCTCTTCCCTAGTCCCCCTTCCTGGTCCTTCTGGTCCTAAAAAGAAATCGGCCAGTATCTTAGATTCACTTGGCTTTCTCCCTAACGCTCTATCTACAACGCCATCTACTTCATCACTTAGGCGGGAAAAGGCGTAACGTAGGCCTATTGCCGCAGCAGTGACAGCCAGTATTCCCGCCGCCGCTGGTACTCCCACTCCGGTTGAGGCTGCTCCGACTGCGGCTGTTCCTCCTGTTCTAAGTAAGGTGCCTGATAGGGCGCTTCCGGCGGCTCGCATTCCGCCCAATCCCGCTCCCCACCCCAGCCCTCCAACTAAGCCCCTCGCCGCGCTGGTCACTACTCCGCCTGTTGCGAAGTTTATGCCATAGAGTTTGGCGACGGTCAGGATTAGGTCTCCGTGCCTTTGTAGGAACTGATCCGCCCTGTCGATGGGGTTGCTCTCAAGGAAGTCCATCAGGGCATTCGCCCCTGAAGCCAGCCCGGAGCCTATACGATTACCCAAATCGACGAAGGAGTCAGACTCTACATAAGCCCTGGCCCTATCGAGGACCTCCTCAAGCCTTTCGTTAAGTACTCCTTGCGACTGTCCACCGATGTCAGCTAGGGCGTCTTGGAAGATCGTCCCCAACATCGTAAACTGTCCCCTTACGGTATCGACTTCCGCTGCAAGCAGGGCCGTGACTGCGTCAGTGCCTCCTCGTCCATAGAGTTCTTCTAGCCTTCCTCGGAAGGCGTTCATGTAGACCTCAGCGACGCTGTTGCCCTGCTCTTCGGACATGCGCTCGGCCTCCTGCCGTGTAGGAAGGCCCGAGATGTTGAACCGCTCTCGTAGTGACCGGACCTGACCGGCACCAATCAACTCACGCAGTGAGAACAGTGCTCCTGAGAAGCTTTGCTCTGGGTTGGTTACCTCAAGAGCCTTGGCCATACGAGTAAGCTGCTCCGCCTGCTCGATATTGCCTCCAGCCAAGGGCACCATGAAGCGCATGGAGTGAAGAGCCTCCTGCCGGGTCAGAGGACCGATCTCACGGGCGAGGGTAACCGCTGAGTCGAAGGCAGCGTCTACCTTACTCATGTCTCCGAGAGACGCTCTCAGCAGAAGCCGAGAACGGTGCATGTCGTCAGCGGAGCCAATAGTGGCTTCGATGAAAGAGCGCCCGCCCATAGCCGCCACTCCCCCAACGAGCATGGCTCGGTAGGAGAAGAGGTTGTTTTGGAGTTGGTTTAGACGGCGGCCCGTCCAGCGAGAGGCATTGCCAATACCTCTAATGGAGGAAGCTACTTGTTGCGATTGGGCTACGCCCTGAATGCGCGACCCTACGGCGCGCAGACGAGGACCTGCGCCCCAAGAGGAACCGAAACCTATTTGACTTCTAAGGTCTGCTCTCTGCTCACTGCGCTGCTGCCTACGCTCCCTACGAGCATCCCTGCGCTCCCGCCTACGACGAGCACTGGCCTCCTGATGCGAAAGGGTATCGAACCGATACCTCTTCCGCCTTTCCAGGCCCCATGCTCTCTCAAAGCTCCGGTCCCGGCCCCAGGCGCGGGCGCGGGCCAGCGCCCTTCGCTGCTCCGCAGCAGCGTATTGGCTTTCGAAACGCGCAATCCTACGCTGAACACTGAAGTTGGCCCGACTTTGGGTGTGAATCCTGCTGAGGTTGGATAGCTCCCTTCCCAGATGACGGTCGTTGGCAATCCAGGCCCTTTGCTGTGCGTTGTGTTGTTGTTGAAGGGACCTGCTGATAGCAGCAATATCTCGCCGTGCCGTTCCTCGTACTTTTATGTCAATAAAGACGTCATCAGACATTCACTAACCCTTGTCGAGGAGTGCCTTTTGGCGCTCGTGGTACGCTACCGCCCCCGCCCACATACTCTTTCGTTGTGATCGAGTGGTGGACAGGATGTACTCCCAGGAGGCCCCGCTGGCCTTGTGGAGAGATGTAATCTCTTCGTACCTCTCCGGGTTTCGGTTCTGGTACTTAGCTCGCTTGATGAAGCAGACCCGCAAAGGCCCCGGTGCCTTGGCTAGCCTTGCTCGGGGGTCTCTTCCGAGCCATCGTCGCCTGGACTTTCGTTTCCCTCAGACGGACCCATCTCAAGGTCACACATCGCCGCGTAAATCATAGCGACGTCGTCTCGGTGCATGCGGCGCAGAACCACAGGCCCAGGGGACTTGACCAGAGGCCCGAAGCTCGTGATGCACTGGCTCATGAAGTGCAGGGTATAGAGGCTCTGGGAAACACTCTGACCGCAGGCTTCTTGGGCCTTAATCTCGTCGTCAAACAGAGGGCAACGCACAGTGACTTCTTTCCAAACATCGTTGGAGGAAGGGTCGGTGTAGCCGTGCAAGAGGGTAATAGCCTTAGTATTGTTAGTCATTGTCTTGGAGGGGGGTTGGAGGGGTGTTTTAGCACGCTAGGTGCAGCCAGCCGGACGGGAATCGAACCCGTCTTGAACCATCGGCTGTGTCTTGGCTAAACTACGTCTCTAGGCTGGAGAGCCAGGACAAGAGTAGCGGCTTCGGAACTGCCCTTAGAGGGCTGCTGGACAGTCAGGCTGACCCGAGCGCATTCCGTATAGGTACGGGCAGGCCCGATAGGGATTCCTGCCGGAGTCGTCGGTGTCACTGTGACATTAAGAGGTGTATGAAACCCTTTATGCCAAAGCTTGGACCACGCCTCAACAGGCAAGTCAACAACGTGGTCTCGAGGCTTGGTGATTGTAATCTGCCCCGTAGTCGAAGGTGCCGAAATGACCTGCGGAGCGCCGAAGCCTCCCGTGTGTTGCAGGCTTGTATCGTTGTTCTCTTCCCCGCCATTGAACTCCGTAAAGAGGACCAGGGGGAACTTGTCAACGGTGATTTTATAGTGGCTTGCGCCTTGAAAGTTCTCGAAAGATGGCATGTGTAGTTACCTCGGGTTAGGCTGTGGGAGCCCGCTTGGCGATCTCTGCTCGGATCGTCTCGGCGGTAAGCGAGTCCTTGAACCAAACCTTCACCCGAATGGTGTTGGTGGCGAGGTCCGAAGGGGTGAGTAGTTCTCGGTTGGCCTTAACACTAAAGCCGTGTGCAGCAAAGTCCTCTGCCTCTCGCGACGACGGAGTAGACCCGTCGAACATTCCCTTGCTGTTCAAGTCAGCCATGAGGATTCGCATCCCCTCTTCCAAGTCCTCGAAGAACGAGCCCGCCGACGCGGTCTCATAAATCTGGTCATCGAGCAATCGCTGAAGGCGGTCAGAGATGACACAGAACGCGTAGAGCGCGTGAAGATAGGCCCAGTTGGGGTCCGTGCTACAGGTACGGGCTCCCCAAATCTTCAGGCCGGAGCCCTTGTCGTAGACCGGGTTAATGCCTTTACCTACAAGCGTCTCAGCTACCGCCTCATCAATATAAGCAGCGCCGTTGCTCTGACTCTCAATCCCGATAACTCGGTCTACCTTGAAGTCCTTACCCGCTGGGTGCTTGCCGTAGTCTTCGTTGGCCAAGAACTCGAACCACTCCGCCAAGACGTGACCGACTGGGCTGATAGGCTTGATCTCTTCCGTTACCGAGTCTTGGACCTTTGGCAGTGCCCAGTAATAAGCACCAAGGAGGTCCGGCACGTCGTCTTGAACAGTACTGACCGTCTTGCCTGCTGGAGCAGCAAACAGGGACACTCGGCTGAACGCGTCGAAGTGGCCTTCCATCTCTGAACGAACCGCGGCGTCTGAATCAAGGCCGGGGGCGATGATAAAGCCTCGTCCGTACTTCTTGTCACGGAAGGCCTTGAGCCCCGTCTTAACGCCGTCACCCTCGTCCGTACCCACAATGTCGGACGCAGAAGGAGCGTTGTCATCAACCCCTGCCTGAGTTGCACCTAGCAGATAGTCTCCTGCCTCAGGGAGGTTGCCCGGAGCCGCAGTAGCTGAGTTTAGGTTCTCAAGGGAGATGTAGTCCGACTGGGAGCTAACAGCTTCCAAGGAAGCGTCCGTCAACGTCAGGTTGTCGAAAGTCTCTAGAGCAACCGTGTCAGAGGCAGCCTTGAACAACTCAAGTTTCCAAGTATCTGCTTTAGTGCCCGAGGAAACGGTGGCCTCGTATGTGTTTGCCCACGTACCCGATCCCTTTGCGTGGATCTTGATTGTGTTTACCGCTGACCCATCTGGGACAGTAGCAAACGCCTGGACCGCCGAGGACCCTACGCAACGTACCGCGAAGCAGCGTTTGCGAGAAGTGCCCTTGGAGTAGAGGATGTTCAAGACCTCATCGGCCTCAGTGATTCGAGTGTCCGAGCCGAGGGGAGTACCCTCTGCTCCGCCAAACATCTGGCGGAAGCGAGCATAGGACGTAAACTCGTGAACGGTGTCCTCCAGGCCGCGCTCTGCCTGGATGGCGATGAAGATGGAATCGCCCGGATCCGCGCCAGTGGCCAGAGGCCCGGCTGTGGTCCGAGTGACGATAGTGCCGACGAAGTTTGCCATTAAGGGCCTCTGTCAGGATGTAACGACGACGGTCTTTATGCCGTCGTCTGGGAGAGTGTCAGTTGCGCTAACTACCGAAGAGGCCTCGGCCTCTCCCGTCTCGTCAGCAGGAGCGATATCTATAGCCAACTCCGTCCAGTCCTCAAGAGGCAGGTCGTTGAACGCCGTGACTAACTTGATGTTGAAAGAGATTGTGGCGCTGGCGTACGGAAACTCAAGGGTCTCCTCGTACTCTACGTCGAAGACGTCTCCGACGAAACTACAGTGATTGTCAGCCTCTGCCTCACCCTCTAACTGAACGTAAAGCTGAGGGTTGTGGATGAGGGTATTGATGACCGTGTGGCTAAACAACTCTCGGACAGTGCCTACGTCGCCGTGACGTGCTGAAGCTGTTCTGCGGGCTCTAGCCAGAAGCACTAAGTCTACACTGTAGTTAATCTCGTGCTGTCGTAGGTCATTGAACCTAGTGTACTTGGCCTTCTTATCTAGGATGATCACCGCAGGTAGCTGTGCGTCTGAGATGTTCCTCTCGTCCTGGCCGTGACGGACAACGGTCTTGATGCCGTCTACACCTTGAAGCACTGCTTTCAAGGCCTCTAAGCTAGACTCTCGAGCAGACGTGTTCTTTAAAGGCATAGGTACCTCAATGTTTGGCGGCTTTTATCTGACGCCTAAACGCCGCAATAGCAGCGCGTTTAACGGCATTGTGAGAACGAGTGCCTCTCTTAAAGCCTAAGAACTCCCTGATTGGCATCTTTCCCCCGCCCTTTTGGTGGGCCATTGCCTTCTTTCTCTCAGAGGTGTCGTGAAAGACTAAAGCGGGCTGAGGAATGCCTTTAGGCCTACGCGTCTCGGCCCTCAAGGAGCGCAACATGTCACCTTCAAAGTTAAGGTTGACCAACCTTGTAGACAGCCCTCTTTTCCCTCGGGCCCGTTTGTGCCTTTCACGGTACGCTTGAAAGGGCTTTTCGCTCTGGTCTAGGCCTAGAGCGGTGCGCCTTTTAATTTGGTCTAAGGCTACTCTGGCAACTGTTTGAGCCCCAAACGGGTTTAGGTGCTCAGTCGCTTTGCTTACCCTAGCAAGGTGCAGTACCGCTTTGTGGTGGTCTATTCTTACAGATAGATGGATGCTCATTAGGACCTTTCTAGGCTGAATCTAGGGAACGCCCTATCTCGGCCCGGTGCGACTAGGTCAGGGTCCGTGGTCTCTAGTGTAAGGCCCGCAGCCAGCATTAACTCTAGCTCTTCCTTATACAGACGCTCGTAGAGCATCCGCTTGTGGTCGTAGGCGTCTTCCTTATTGCGGCTCAGGTCCATGTAGACCGTCACCAGAGCCTTGAGAGTACACGCCTTGGTCAACTGGTGGTTAAGGCCTCCAGTTGCCACTGCTTCATTGGTGACTGAGGCAAGCCCCGTAAGAGCAGTGAAGTATATCAATACTCCCTCTGCTACGTTTCCAGGCTCTCCTAGTTCCTGGCAGGTTGCGGAGACAGTGCCCGTGGCCCCGTCTGCCAACACTAGCTCTGAATCAACTACGAAGGTGACCTTGGTCCGGTCCTCCGCCGAGTAAACCTCGAAAGAAGCGGGGACAGTGACCCCTCCTCCTCCCGTGGTAGCCGTGAAGGACAAGGTGACCTCTGCTACGGCTGAATCGTCTTCGATGTTATCGAGACCGTCAGTAAACCCTCGACGAAGAAGCTCTCGCTCTACGTCGCTTCGGGCCGACCTGTGGTCAATCCGATAAGATACGTCATTGTACTCGAATAACTCCCTATCTCTGAAACCGAGGTGAGCGTCGGTACTGTACACGTCGAGGGTCGCCATGACTTACTCCGAGAGCAGTGCCCGGAGCTTTTTCTGTCCCAGGCGAGGGTGGTGTTCGATGCCTCGTTCGGCAGCTAGCTTTGTCAAGCCTGCCCGGTCCAAGTCCTCTAGCCGAATAGCCTTCTTCTCTTCAGGCTCGGGCTCAGGTGCCGCTACAGGCTCAGGTGCCGCTACAGGCTCAGGTGCCGCTACAGGCTCAGGTGCCGCTACAGGCTCAGGTGCCAACTCAAAGCCCTGGCTAAGTAGGTGAGGGACGCGATTGTCTGCAACGAAGACCTCACGCCCACTAGGGTTGAGTAGTAGAATTGACTTCATGGTGTTTGCCCTGGAGAGAAAGGAGGGGGTAGGTTTTCTCCCGACGCCCCTCCGACGCCGAGAGAAGGCCCGAAGGCCTGAAGGTCGGCAGTTGCTTTGAAGCACACGGCACACAGGCCCTCCACAAGGGAGGGACTGTGTCCGACTGCCGTCTAGACGGTTGCTAGGTCAGGCTTACGCCACGACCTCGACGAGGCACTCGTCGCGCACCGTCTTGATCCCGTAAAGGATGTCGATGGTGTGCATCATGGCCATGTCGGTCTGCGAGTAGCCCTGGGTGTAGCGGAACGCCAGACCCATCGACTCGTCAACCAAGAGGCCTGCGCGAACTCCCGAGCCTGCCGGAGGAAGGGCAAGCGGGCGCACAGCGAGGACGATACCGTCCGGGTGCATCGCCATGTTGTGACGAGCAGCCGGTCCAGCGGTCGTCGGAACCAACTGCGACATGAAGGTGTCGAATCCGTAGACTCGACCCAGTCGGGCCTCTTCCATCGCATTACCACCGTCGCCTCGCTTGTCCGCTGAAACGAATGACGGGTCACCCAAGAGGGCGCTGTCGTCCTCGGGGGACACGATGAGGAAGCGGTTGGTCGTGGGGACCTTCGCTTGGTTAAGTGCAAGGCGAGCCGCTCGAATAGTGGCCGAGTCAACGTCCGTGCCGATGACGCCTACCGCAGCCGCCGCGTTGGCGTACTCTGCGAGAATCTCGCTCTCAATCTTTTCGACAAGAGCCGGGATCGCGTCTCGGATGTAGTTAAGTCCCTGCGAGAGAGCCTTGGCTCCAGCGTTGTCTTCCACACGCCAGGACACGTACTTGTGCTGGTCGAGTGTGACCGCAACCTTGGTGTTGCTCGGGTTCTCCGGCACAACAGGGTGCTCAGTCGGGTCGGCGAACTGGCTTTTCTCCTTTACCGAGACCGCGCCACGCTTCAGGATGTTGATGGTGTCGCCAATGCCGCCCGTCTCGTTCTCGAAATCTCGACGGACTAGGCGGGAGACAAGGGTGTTTGCCCGGTACTCTTCGAGTACCTCATTGAGCCAGAACGAAGGGATTGCATCGCCTGCCTCATTGGTAGTGATAAAGGCCATATTTGCTCTTGGGGGTCAGTGCCCGAGAGTACGGGCGGGGGGTTTGATTATTGGAGGTCGCCTGAGCGCATAGCTGCCATGAGGGCCTCTCTATGCTCAGTCACATTTTTTGAATTAGACAGGTCCCCGAAAGGAAGCCCGCCACTCTTCTGAGGCGTAGCCGGAGGCACGCCTCCTTTTTTGCTCTGTGCTCCGTTGCCGTCTCCGGCAGTGGGCTTCCGAAAGTGAGGGTTTCTGGTTAGGAAGTCACCGATGACTTCCTCTGCCGTCATATACCCTCCCTGCCCATCCGTGGAGGGCATTCCCTCGCTGTCCGTGACAAGTGCTACCCCGTCTCGGACAGTAAGTTGAAGGCCTCGTTGACCCAGTTCCATTTGAACTAGTTGGGCCACTTGACCGGGGGCGATGGCCGCGCTGGCCACCGAAGACAGGGACTCTCTTACAGAGGCCTGCCGTCGCTCTTCTTCAATCGCGTCGAACCGAGCCTGTAACTCTGCTGCACGACGCTGCTCTGCCTCGAAGAGGCCTTTGTATTGGCCTTTAGCCTTAGCTTCTTCTGCGGCCTGCTTCTGCTGCTCTGCATACGATGTCTGAAGACCAGAAAGGCCTCCTTCGACTCCGATAGATGCCAAAGTTCTATCAACTTGGCTCTGCTGCCTAGCTAAACGGTCACGGACAATAGCGTCCAGTTGAGACTGAGTGAAACTCGCCACGGGAGAAGGCTCCTGCACCGAGGGCTCTACAGGCTCCGTGGAGCCTCCGCCTGACTGGTTGCCTTCTCCATCATCAGGAGAACAGAAGACTTGGGGTGTAAGGATAGAAGAAAAGAGCATATCGCCTCCGGTTGGGATGCCTGTCTAACGCCGGGGCCGGAGTAGCCTAGTTTGGCGAGAGCAGTAGTTTGGTTGACGTGGCCGTGAGCGTCGGGAGGGACCGGCCTGCTAAATAGACCCCTATAGAGGGTCTGGGTTTGAAATAGGTACTTGAGCAAACACATTTGCTCCAGTCTGAGCTTCCGCTGCTTCAGGAGTGGTCTTCGGCATCTCCTCCCACTTGATACGAAGGTCTTCCTTGACCTCCTTCAAGCGCTTGGGTGAAACCTTGCCCGCCAAGTGAGCGTGGACTGCTTGGTTCATGTTCTCTAGAGCCGCCTCAGAGTCGAGAGGGATACCCATAGCGATGAGCCTAAGCCCGTCGGTGAGCACCTTCTCAATCTCTCCGGGCTCCAAGTCCACCGTGAACCCAGGCAGCGGAGCCTGTCCAGCGTCCATGCCCATCCAAAGAAGGGCCAAACGACTAATCTGTTGCTCCGCCTCTCCCATCGAGCGCCCAAGCGTCTCTAGGAGAGCCCGTTTGTCAATGGTCTGGAAGGCTAGAGAGCTACCGCTAACGTATGTCCTAGACCCCTCGTTGAGGCGTCCTAGTCCAGACAGGAAGCGGATGGACAGTTCCAGTTCTCGGACCTCCGTGCGGATGGCCTCTATCTGGGTAATGTTCGGTGCGAGATAGAAGGGTCTTTCCTCGCCTTGTCCCATCGGAAGGACTCCAGCGACTGACCAATCTACCTGCTGAAGAGAGTCGTAAACCGTCTCAGGAGCCACAAGGATGTTAAAGACGTGCTGGAATATCTGCTCGTCTACTAGTGACAGCTTGTTTGTTAGCTGCCTCACAAGCGGCGCAAGGTCTCGAATTAAAGACTCTGCGATA